GGTCGGGGTCAAGGTCGTGGTCGGGGTCAAGGTCGGGGTCAAGGTCGTGGTCGGGGTCAAGGTCGGGGTCAAGGTCGTGGTCGGGGTCAAGGTCGTGGTTGTGGTCGTGGTTGTGGTCAAGGTCGGTGTCGTGGTCAAGGTCGGGGTCAAGGTCAAGGTCGTGGTCAAGGTCAAGGTCGTGGTCGGAGAGTTAAGTAGGAGTGTTAAAATGAAAATAACATCTTACAGAAAATCGTCGAGGCTTAGGTCGGGGTCAAGGTCGTGGTCGGGGTCAAGGTCGGGGTCAAGGTCGTGGTTGTGGTCAAGGTCGGGGTCGTGGTCAAGGTCGGGGTCGGTGTCAAGGTCGTGGTCAAGGTCGTGGTCGAATACCATATAAGGAGACATCCATAATGAAGAATGAATATATTTATTTAAAATGGATCGACAGATCCGAAGACTTTACATACCTGAAAAACAAAACCTCATTACAATTGGTCTCAAGCAATTCAGAGATCAATTGTTTTTTGATCGATGTACCGAAGGGATCGGACCTAGAACTTTTGAAAACCTTGGCCATTCGAGCCTTCGAAAGAGGAATGGAATACATGATCTCTGAGTCTGGATTTGAAATGAGAAAAATCAGAGATCAATGTGTTACAAGTCTACAGGAAGGATATGTTGACCAATATCTTCCAAAGTATAAACTTCTTGAGGAAGTGTTGATAAAAGATTAAATCAACGAAAAAAAGAGGATCGGGGGATTTGACTTCCCCCGATCCATCTCGGTGATCTTTTTTTTGTTTATTTATATAGTGAAAACCTTATATTTCCACAATCCCAGACTTGTTGAAATCCTTGGTCATATCTCAATTTCCACTCAGGAATATCTTTTGGTTCATCTGGTTTTTTCCGTAAATTAAATCTATGAATTCTTTTAATTCCAGTTTCGGTAATATACCAATAATTTGGTCTAGATATATTTGTACATTTAAATCCAAGAGATAAATACAGATGCCCATTAGACCATCTTCGATCTGCGTAACTATATATTTCAGTCCAAATATTATTTCTTTGAAAATATTTTAAAAATTTTCCAGCAATACCCGGAATAATATGATTGAGTTTTGAGCAAAATCGACTGAGTTCCCATATATTTTTCTGGTCTGGTTTTCCACCCCTTGATATATTTCCATGCCCAAAAGTCATAACCGATACCAACTCATCTTTATAAAAAGCTCCGAGTTTTATTTTGGATGCATCGGGACCTTGAATATGGTTTTCTTCGAGGAATGTATTTTTAGTTTTTGAATCTATTTTATGAATTGTACATTTTCTGGCATGAATTCGATTAAAATTTTTGGTATATCCAATAATGGCTGCCAACCTAGATTTTACAATTTCTTGTTTATATTTCCACTCATCTTCAAATATATGAATTAACCGTATTCCGAGTTTTTCACATTCTTCTGTTTTATGAAGGTGGTAATTAACCGGGTCTTCTTTCACAGCACTTGAATGCCAATAAATTCCATTGTATTCAATTGCTAATTTTCTCGATGGAATATAAACATCAAGTTCTAAGGGCCTTCCGGTTTTCTGACTTCTTATAAGACCAAAATAACTTCCGTGAACATGCTCATTTTTAATTGATTCTTTGATAAAGTTGAAAACTTCTTCTTCACCCTTTGATACATGAGTAAATCTTGGGTGACATTTTAGACATTTCCCATAATTCAATTGGATATTATACCATCTATTTTCATATATTGTACCACACTTCAAACATCTGAATTTTATTAATTTTGAAACCTTCCCAATATCATATATGTTTAATACCTCAACTCCAAACTCCTCTCCTTTTTCTACAATTTTTTGAATATTTCTTTCTATATTTAATTGTTTATTTCGTTCTATTAATTCCTCCGATTTTTGAGCATAACCTTTTGCATATGTTCGATATCCTACCAATAAGGAATGAAAGACTGTTGGATTTCCTGATATTGGGCATATTCCCTCAATCTCTCCTTTAAAAAATTTATCGTAATAGTCCTTTATGGAATAGGAATGGTTTTTTATAATATGAGACGTGATACTTTTTAAATTATTATATTCTTCACCGCATATTTGACATTGAAATTTGTCATTTTCATCTATGGTTCTTATTTTTTGAAGAGTTTCTAATTCTGACTCTATTTTTTTCAATTGTCTTTCTTTAGCTCTGGTTTCTTTATATTTTTTAATTCTATTTTCTGGATTAACATAAATGGGATTATCAACCCCATAGTTTTTTCTCAGAGTTTTAAATTTCTTTTCTTTTGTTTTGTCTGACTTTGAATTTGTTCCTTTTCCACTAAACTTAAAATATCCCTCAATCATATTTTTAAATCTGGTCGGTTCACCTGTTTCAGGACAAATTCCTTCGCTCTCTTTTTTGAAATATTTATCGTAATATTCTTGAACTGAAATTTCATCTTTGTGGGTTTGACATATGTGTTTTGCTAGACCATGTCTAGAATTGAATCGTTCTTCACATATTTGACAAACTTCTTTTCGATCATAATATCCAGAGTTGATCTTCTTTTTTTCTCTTTTCTCTTTGGTTTGTTTTGATCTTTTTTTTTGGGTATCAGGATTTAAATTTTTACATCTCTTGCAATATTTTGTGTCACCATATCCATGTCTAAGACTTATAAATCTCGTTTCTGCTCCACACGAAACACATATACCTTCATTTTCTTTCCGATAATATTGGTTGTAATATTCTTTTATATCGGTTTTACATTGAGATTTGGGATGGGTAAGATGAGAAACCAATTTGGTTAGGGTATCAAATTCTCGTTTACATAATTCACATTGGAACATTTATAACTCCCTTTTTGTATTTTGTTCCAAATAGAAAATTAAATGACTTCATGAAATACAACGAAAAAATCTCCCAATAGGGAAATAATAACCCTATTGGGAGATTCTGTTAAAACAAACAGGATTTTATCAATCCTGTAACATATTAAACAATAAAGAAATTCAGTTCGATCTTCTCGACAACTCTCGTTGGGTTGAGGGTTACGTGAACATGAAATGTCTTACTCTTAAGCTCATATTCTGTGGCACCGACCTCTACACTAAATCCATACAGGCCTCTAGCGCTCTTCACATCACTCAGGAAGCTCACGATGTCAGATGAGACATTGTCCCAGGTGACAGCGTCATTGAGCTCAAAGATGAATCCTCGACAGTAACGCTCAAGGGCTCTCTTGATGTAAAGAATCAGACGGACGATATTCAGATCGGATAGAGCACTGGCCTTTGTCTGAGTTGTCAATTGACCCCAAACAACATATCCTTCACTGAATTTAACAATCGGGTTCAACTGATTCAGATACATCTGATCTCTCTGTCCTAGACGAGGATTGAACCGAAGTTCCTTGATTGAATCAATTGAAGCTCTTGCAAATCCTGCTGGTGCTGTCCAGACCTCACCCACCACATCATTCCGAGGAATAATGTATGACATATGATAGATTGGAGATACCCACATATCCTGGCCTGTGAAGATATCATATACCTTATTGTAGCTCTCATAGAGAGCACAGAAATAGTTGTTGAATGTGTTGGAATTGTCTCTTGAGACCATAGACGCTGAATAAGATGGGTTATCCCCATTATCCATGATGGCCACACAATCCCTTCGAGTTTGAACAAGAGAAGAAATCTGGGTCTTGACATCTGAAGGATAACCGCAATCGAAGACCAGACTGAAATACATATTGTCAATGTCAAGGACTGTATCATCAAGAGTTCCTGCATAACCCTGTGCCAGAAGCTGTGTCGCTGTTGCGGCCACAACATCACCAACTGAATTCAGAAGCCCACCATCCGATCCCTTCTTCAGAGGAACAGGATCAGAGTTTGTGAAGGCTGTTGCCAGATTTGCAAAAGTTCTCTTCACCTCATAGATGATCTCGCTCGCTGAATCGAATGTTGAACTTCCATCCCAGTCACCCCAAGTTCCGGCAGATGCATTGTAAAGCTGCCATGTTTGAGATGCAGTATCCAGATCACGTCCGTTGAACACATTCACTGTGTCTTCGTCAGATCCACCGGATGCACCGAGCCAACCCCGAATCTTGTTTCCTTTGGCATCCTTTGCAACAATACAGAATGCACTATTTCCAGTTTCAGGATCGGTTTCCCAATCTGAGAATACCTGTTTGGTATCTGTCAAAGATGCGGCACCTGGAGTTCCAACTAGAGAAACAGTTCCGATCTGTTGATCAAATGTACGACCGATCATAGAATATCCATCTGTCCAATCACCACTTGACAACTTCATATCGAACCTAAGAACGGCTGAATAGAGCTCAAGGATGTTTGCGATAAAGATGGAATCACCAGCTGAATCTCTGGCTAGAGGATCTAGAGAAATTTCAAATGATTCGATGATAACTTCATCACCATCTGATTGTTTCTCATAGACATCCATCACATAGACACCGCTGATGAGTGGGTTGGAATGTTCTGTGAATCTTACCCCGAGTCCGTTGTAATATTCACCTCTTCCGATAGGATAGAGCATTCCGATTGGATAGGTAGGAGCACTTGATTCCAGATTTGTCTTAATTTCAGACTCAGAATTCAAACTATCGATGTAAGAAATCAGAACACTTGCTGTCGCATCTGCGGCTCCAAAAGATACATCAAGTCTCATGTTTGAATAGGTTGCATCGGTTGGGAGACATCTCATGAAATATAGGGACCCAGATTCACCAAGGTAATTGTATGCACAATATAGACCTTGGCTGTAGTTTTTGCCGTATTTGGCAATGTTGGGCTCACCGAACTCACTGATCAACTCTGATCGTGATCCCATAAACTTGAGTTTGTTGTCCTCACCTTTGGGGGTGATTGCACAAATAAGACCGATTGTCCCAGGCACAGCCTGAACATAAGTGGACAAATCGATAATCTTCGCATAGCTTTTTTCATAGAGTTTCTTCTATGGATTGGACTATATCTTCACCCATTATGGGTGTCGGGCGCTCATTCCGGTAATTAAGGAGACTCTACTCCTCCGGTAGTCTCTGCACCTTCCTTGGGTGTACCCAAGGCTTGGCTCAGGATTGCCCTCAGATCTTGTCTGATAGGGGTTCCCTGAATTCACCCGATATGTCCTCAATAGTTTTCCATTCCTATTGAGAGGGCCTATACATTTTTAATTTCCCCAACCCCGGGGGAAATATTAGCCATTTTTAAAATCCTCCTCAAATGAATTTTTCTCTAATTAATTTTTCTCTAATGTGATAATATCCTTTGAATATCTTCATGTAACTTTTTCTTATTTGGAAGATAATCTTCGTATCTCAGAAACGTCCAACCTTATTTCTCTAAAAGTATTTGACGCTTCCTATCATAATCTTTATTTTGATGCCAATAACTTCCGTTATATTCTATCGCAATCCCGAGTTGGGGGATTGCCATGTTATACTCAATTAAACATACAGGTACCAAACATAAATTATTTGTCTAGATGATTCTTTAACGACTGTCGGGTGGGTAATTCTTGCGAATAATGTGAAATTTCCCGAATATCCACCCATTCTTGAACTAGATGCGAATAATCCAGCCTCGGAAATGTTGTTTCCATTTGCATCATCGATCCCGATCGTGGTGGTTGCATTGACAATTAGATACTTCCAGCCGTTGTTTGAGTCTTGATCAAATGTAATGCTGTCAATGGGATGTTTGTATCTCCCATCAACTCGAACATCTGCGCAGAGAGGATCTGTTGCATTGATCATAACTTCTGTGTCCAAATCGGTATCATAATTGGTTGGGGCTGTAGGATTCAGTGGATCACCAACTGGAGCTCCACCTGTTCCCACACCGACCCAAGAAATGAACTCTCCGGCTGTTGAATCTATGTTTGGGTTTTCTGTATTGAAGATCCTGGTTGCAAGCCATTCTCTTCCGCAATAGACGACGAGATTGTGTTTTCCTATCAGGGTCAAATTCCCCTTGTCATCTATATCATAAATTTCTACATATCCTTCTGGTTTTCGGATTGAGTTGTCAGGAGTGAATGTTTTATCTTCCAGACAGTGTTTTCCATATTCTTCATTGATCTTTACAACAACATCTTTTGACATTTTTCTTCCTCTCGCAGTGGGATGTAGATTTGTATTTTGTTCTAAATACATTGACACATTGGTTTCTTTTAATTCGAGAGGAGAGTATATATATTTATAAATGATAACATTATTTTAACCTTTTACCCCCATAGAAGAAGGAGTATTGACAATGGAAATGGATACAGAAATCGATGAACAAACATTTCTGAAATAACAAATAATAATGACAGGGAGGTAAATAATTTTATAAGAAATATTGGTGAACATTATAATGTCATCGGTGTGGAGTATATTCCAATGCCGGACCGTCGTACTATCCTAATATTGGTCAAATTCAATTATTGAAAGGAAAAAATATGGAACCCGCTCTTGAAAAAGAACTCGAAAAGTTTGATGGGTCATTGATAAAACTGATATTCAGCTATTATTTCAAGGCCCTGCTTGAAGGTTATTGCAGTCTGGAGAAGAAGTTGGTTCGAACCTCCCGGCAATTTCCTGGGTCCAACATCATCGAATATTATGAGGGAGACTGGGCTGTCATTGATATGTATTACAAATTTCCGGAGAGTCGAAAAAGTTCCGGATCAACCACCGTGATTCACAAGAATCAGACCCTCTGGGTGATGTCTTATCAGGGATGGTACGAAAGAAGGGCAATCCCATTTCTCAAGGATGCCTTGAGGGCATCAGCAAAAATGTACGGTGTAAACGATATCTTCAACTGTAATGGTTGTCGAGGACCTGACGGCTACGAAGATAACATATTCACATATTCAAATCGATGGACCGGGTTTAATTTTGAATTTGGTGGTCGAGAAGAAATCTTTGGACCGAATAATAAGTATATGGGTTATCATACGTATTTTTCCCAGATTCTTCCAGAGTACCCCAGACGAGAGGATGATGAGACCTCTCCCGATGCGGCATAAGAAAGGAGGAAAATATTAATGAGAGATCATGAAATATATGCAGTCATACAAGGAAACATTACCTATTTTGTCCAGAAGTCCCCTGTTCCCGCTGAGCCCGAAAGAACGGTAATTGTTTCTGTTGATACAAGTGGGAATTTATCAACATCAAGGGGCAGTAGAAAATTGAGAGGAAAGAAAAAATTTCTTGTAGACCAGATAAATGATTATCAAAGCGAAAAAATTGATCATATAATTCATTATGATATCGAGCCTATGGTTTTAGTTATTGCCGGGTTATGTGGAATTCAATTGAAACCATGAACATTCTGCCGACGAAAAAAATAGGGGGATCACTTTTTGATCCCCCTGCCCCAGTCACTATTTTTTTTGGTTTAGATTAGTGCGGTTGAACAATTTCCGCAATACTTCATATTGGATTTCCACTTTCTCCCACATGTCGGGCATTGAATCTTTGTCTTGACTGTGAGAGGTTTGGTCACAGGAGTCTTCCCATTTGACTCGATTCCTCTGAGTTTGAATACGATCGTTCTAGATACATCCTCAAGTTCCCCAATGGAAGTTGTGTGAAATTCCTGTAAGGAAATGGAACCAGGAACAGTGACACCTTCCTCTGCGAGTGGAGCTGATGCCATCGGAGCAGGAGCTGAATCACAGACTGGAGCGGTTGATGCAAATGTTGATGCATATGTTATATCAGACATCGACCTGGGCATCTTCTCAGTCTGATAATAATAATTGGTCATCGATTGTCCACCACAGCTAGGACCATAATACCACCGAATACTCCCACCTTTCGGGATCAGATCATCCTTCCAGATCGGATCTTTTTCGAATCTGAACTCAATTCGAATAATTCCATCATCTACCTTATCCCCTCGGAAGTCTGCGATTTCTTGAGTTTTCTGAATGAACCGGAATCGATTTCCTTTCTTCAGATCATCCAAAAATCTCTCAATTTCAATTTCGGAATTCGCATCCACAACTAATTGTTTTCCCTTGAGAGCATTCTCTCCGTCAATCGTAATATCGACAACGGCTCTTTTAGTCTCAAGATTTTTTAGGAGGATGGAATATTCTGACCCAAAGGGGAGGATGATGGTGTCATCTCTTTCTCTGAGGATTTTCCCATTACATTTAATTACGGCAACGAATGCATTTTTGTACGTCATGGCTCTTTCTCCTTCTCAGCTAACCGACTAATAGCTGACGTGTTTTAAGTCGGTGGAGGTTGATGTGACTAGGGAAAATGATTTCTATTTTGTTCTGAATATCTATATATATTACTTAATGAAAAACATTCTTTGTTAAAAGACTCGATGAAGTTAATTCTCTCTAAGCGACCCGGGGCAACCCTCCTTTATCGAGTTTAAATTTTCTGATTATGTAATTGGGTTGATAATAGCCAGGGAAGGAACCAACCTGTATGAGGTCGTGGGGTTCAAGTTCTATCGGGTACTTTGAAACCCGAATGAGTGATGGTGGCCCATGCCTCTACCATCACTCTTTTTTTTGAATTATTTTTTTGAATGGAGTAGGTATATATATTAATTAATGATATCATTCTTAATTTACACAACAAAATGACAAGGAGACAAAAGGAATGAAGGATCTAAAGGTAAGATTTTTGATGGCAACAGTGATTAACAATATGAGGATGACAGCTCGATTCCTCAAGTCTAATGGAAATGGGGAAGGTAAAAGAATGGGAAAAATCATGAAATTTATGATGAATGCCATTCGGGGTGGGGTCGAGTCAGCCGAATTTATGGCTATCGAAAATGCTCATACCCGTCTTGAAAACCGTATTAAACGGGAGGTAATATGAAAGAATTAATCGAGAAAATGTGGGGAGAAGTGGAGAAAAAATTTAATGAAAATGGCATGGTAGAAAATTGGGCTATTATGATCCACGATAATAGGTCTATTTATTACTCTCTCCCGTCTGATCGAAACGAGTTTATCCAAGCCATGGATTCCATTCATAAAATAGCAATGATCATCAATCCTGACTTAATAATACATGTGTCAGAAAGCTGGATTGTCACAAGAGATAATGATGAGATAAAAAGAGATATAAGCCCATCCGAGGACTCCGATCGGAAAGAGGCAGTGGTGATGTGCTGCATCTTTCCCTCTGGGGTTTCATCGACCTACATAGGTCTTATTCATAGACCTCTAGCGATGAATCCATATTTAGAAATTAAACATGAAAATATACCGGGTAAAAGTTTTAGAATACCCGGGTGGGCCTATGTGAATTAAATATCTTATGGGTCGGGGTTACTCTCCCGACCCAACATCAATTCACTTCACTCCTTTTTTTCCTTTGAGAACCATGGCAACTTTTTCCAGGTCTTTTTTTCTTGCGCTTAAAGACCACCATCGAACCATACAACCAATATCGACGAGAGTAACCCCCCTGACGATAATGGATTTTTTTATCATTTCGGTAACTGTTATTTTCGGTTCAAATCCTGTCTTGTTAAAAATCTCGACATCTGGTCCAGCCTTAATAGTTAATGTTCCTAAGGTGGTGGATTTTACGGGTCTTATTCTTCTAGCTAAATCTGTCCACACAACCTGAGGAACAATAAAATCGAAATCATTCGGGGGGTTAGTCGTATATCCAAAGATATATGCTGGAGCAGAACCAAATAAATATGTGTATCTTGGATTAAGATTTAACCTATTACATCTATCTAGAGTTTCATTTAAAAAATCAGTTATATTGCGAATTATCATATATCTTCTCCTTATGGTTCAACAACAAATATTTCACATATATCGTTTCCGTGAGGAGCATCAAAATATCCTCCTGAATCAAAATCCGTCCATTGTCCGCATTGTCTATACGCTGATACGACGGTTGTGGCATCATGATAATCTAATGGAAGATCACCAGTCTGAACAAATGAGACATCTGTACCATCAACCATTCCAGGTGTGAAATTTACCTTTTCATCAATATTTTGATATATAACCATCTCAAATTTATTATCACACGCTGCTCCTTTATCATAAAATGATCCACAATCATATGTATCTCTTTGATAATATGTACAGGTTGTTCCATCACAACACGGTACACCTCCACAAGTTGAAAAATCTACAATTTCTTGAACAACATTATTTATCGGAATATCGGCCAATTTTACAGAATCTAATAGAGGAGAGTCAATTATCAAAAGAGTATCAATTACCTTTAATCTGGCATGATAAGGTTTGAAAAAATTAACAATATCAGAAACAAATGGAAGAGCTTCTAATCCAAACATAAATGCTGCAAGATCTGGGTAATCTGGGCCAACATACGTCTTGATCCAACCGGCTAAATCTCGAATGAGATATTTAACCGTATCCTCTCCTTTCCCTGCATCCACTAAATTATCAATCGCTGTTTTAATATCAGAATCTAGAATCTCAAGAGTATCACCCGCAGTCGTGTATGTCTGAAGAAAATTAGATGTCATCGGTCGGGTGAATTTATCCATGAACTCTTGGATTTTATTATCTCTTTCAAATCTAGAACCAGGAGGTTGTGTGATATATTCATATTCATCAACAATTTGCGAGTGTATGACATTCGTTCCATCATAACAAAAGAAATTCAAATCACTCGAGCCAGTTGTTCTAGAATATGTTGTATTAAAAGTATGAACCGTTGCAAGATATAATTCTAAAACCGATGCATCGAATCTTATTTTTGAAATGACTAGAGATTTTGTTGGTTTTACACCTGTCGATTGCCAATTAGAATATTGATCTTGAATATATCTTTGAATAATTAAAAGAGGGAGATATATATCCTCAACCCCATATTTTGGACGAATAGCGAAATATGGAGATTTAGAGGGAAGAGCGATTTTATATTCGGAGACTTGTTGAAGAAGATCATTTTCATCGATCATCCAATGTGGATCATCCCGAGTCATCGTACTGTATCCGATATTCGTCAAAGGCAGAATTTTTTCACCTGGAATATACGGATCAACCTTTTCTGGTCTGAACACAACATTTTCATCTTCATCTTTCTCAACCCAATATTCTAGAATTTCAAGATCCACCACACCATAATAATTCAGAGTTTGAATAATGGATTGAGGAGCACCTTTGATCTTATATAAGTTAACCAAATCTAAAAAGAAATTAGCTTTGCTTATAAATGAATCAAGATCAGATGAATAATTAAATCCAAAACTTCTAAATAATTCATCCAAGTGATCGCTCGGCACTGAAAAAATATTCGATATATCTTCTTGAGTTGATGAAATTGTTCTATGTGTAGCATACCAATTAATCAGAAAACTCTTTAATCTTTTATAATCATCAGATGCAAAACATATCTGATCAATGGTATTTTCGAAAAGGGTGGTTGCTTTTGTGACTTCAGCGGAAGCTCTTATCTTTAAATTCTGGTCAAGACTTACGACCGAATCCCCTTTCAGGTAATTCATTATGTCTACAAAATCAGTCCATTCAAACATATTTTAAATTCCTCTGGCTGATATGAAGTTGAACATCTCCTCTATGAGATATGCTTCATATGATAACTCCAAAATGCACGAACTTGATGCAATTAGTGTTGTTGTATTGTATAAAGAATATTCTCCATTGATCTTAAATTTCAAATAAATGCATATCAGTTTCGAGAGATTTGTCGTTAGCGCATTATAATTCACACGAATTTCACTTCCGATAATAGTCGTAGATCCTGTTGTATCAATGAGAGTGACCCCCGTCGAATCGGATCTGTAAGCGGCTAATGCATCTAACATTCGGAGATCATCATCTTGGAGATTGAATAAATTGACATTACAAACATTTGTGGAGTCGCTATCACATGTGTAATATTGAGCAGAGTTAGCGTAGATATTTGCCCTCTCTCGGAGGGGTCTTGGCCAACCAACGTTAGGACATGGGCTTGCATCGGACCTTTCTCGGTAGAGATATCGATATGATCCACTCTGATAATTGTCGTTGAATAGGAGTTCAATGAACGATTTATCGGGGAGATATGATTCGTCGAAAGTGGGTGGAAACGGAATCTGATATTTATTCAGATTACTCGTTATGACCACACGGTTGATCCAATATTGAAGCTCAGGAACAACCTTCGTACTGGCTAATGCACCACATGACATATTATGATTCCTCGGGCATTTTGATTAAATTCCTTGAACTGAACATATCAAGGAGGTGAACAAAAAATGATTCAGGTCTTAAATTATCTAATGAGAAAGATTTATCTTTTTTCGCATCTGGACTCCATATTCCAGAATGATATCTCAAGGCTTCTTCCAGAGTTGTGACTTGTTCATCGTCCATAATTCTTTTGAATTTATCTCGATTCGCTTTCACTTTATCTGCGATAATTTTTTCATGTTTTGTGTCTGTAAATCTTCGACCTTGAGGATTAATCCCATATTTATATGAATCGTGGAGAGCGATCGCAAGATAAAGAACATCCGCGTCTCTAGTTTTTGGTTTTATCCCAAACAATTTGATCATCTTCTCGGCAGCAAATAACATTTCATATGTATGTTCACCAATTGTGGGAACACGTCCTCCTTCTTTCTTATGAAACTTTTTTGTTGACGATGATAAACGATTCCAGATCGGTGGGATCTTTTCACATAAAGTGCTCCAAAGAGTATATCCTTCATTGCTCATGTTTTTTTCCAAGATTCTGTTGATCTTAGAGATATACATTCTTCCTCCAATTCTACTTCAATCGCTTTTTTGTTTTTCTTTCGGTCATATGAAGTCTTAGGTTTTATTGGATAGCCTGGTTTTGGTACTGGTCGACGCTGTCTTTTAACCCTTTCGTATTTGGATTTACGAAAGTTCCTAATCAAATAACTCACCTCCTTTTATTTTTGACAAAAGTAATCGAATTTATTGTTTGTTCTAAATGCAAAGTGGGTTATTTGATTCGGAGATGGTTTATATATATTAATAATTGAATATCCGGTAACCCTTAATTTTGACATATGAAAGGAGATCACCATGAAGAAAAAAATAAGAAAAGCAGTTACTCACGATGGAAAATTCCATACAGATGATGTATTTTCTGCTGGAATTTTGAAAACTCTCTATAAAGATGTCCAAATAACTCGGACCAGAGACGAATTGATGTTTAATAATGCCGATGTCGTGTTTGATATTGGTATGGTCTATGATCCGTACAGAAATCGGTTTGATCATCACCAGAAAGATTCCCCCATCAGAGAGGGAGCTCGAGGAATTCCATATTCAACTACTGGACTAATATGGAAACATTTTGGGAAAGAAACCATCAAGGAAGTTCTTTCATATACTTCAGTTGATGAAAAAGAAATCAATTATGTATGGGGCATAATCGATGAAGAAATAATTCAACCCATTGACATATATGACAATGGAATGGATTTCTATCCCGGAGCATCCCTAAAGTTTCAAAAGTTTATAAGTTCGTTCCTTCCGAGTTGGAACATTTCGGCTGGGCAGGAGGATATGAGATTTGAACAGGCAATGACAATCTGCAAGATTTTCCTCCAAAATGAAATAAGCCGCTCTCTTTCTTTATATAAAGCAAGAGAGGTAGTGGAAGAGGCTATGTCTGGAGCAGGGGGAGTCCCTATAATTGAAATTGATGTTAGGATTCCTTGGATTCGAGCTCTATTTGATATTGAAGAAGAGAAACCAGAGCTCAAGGGTAAGGCAAAATTTGTCGTCTTACCTGGAGATGGGGATTTATGGCAGATTTCATCAATCCCCGCTAACCCAAATTCAAATATTGCGTATCGGATGAAGATTCCTTCAAGTTGGAATTGTGAGGATCTTGTGACTGAAGGTGTCAAATTTATCCACAAAAAAAGGCATTTTTGCACAGTGGCAACGAAAAAAGCTGCCATCAAACTAGCTGAAAAGGCTATCAATAAGGAGGAATGAAAATGTGGGAAGTCGGCCAGTTTGTTGAGATCCTCTGTTGGGACGATTCGGTTCTGATTGCGAAGATTGTTGCAGCCAGTACCGATGAATACCTCGTCCAATATGAAGATGGAGAATTAGATGTGTATCCAAGGTCAGTGGTTGAGCCTCCTATGACCACTCCCTGCGGGAAAAAGATAGACGCACCTGAGATTGTAAGATCCCTCGGGTTCCTCAATTAAATCATCTCATATTCGTGGGTCGGGAAGAATTGTTCTCCCGGCCCTTTGGAAAGGATGTATTCAAAATATCTTTTTTTATTTTGAGCATAACTTTTCAAACTTCTTTTTTTCGTCCGAAAAATCCTAGCCCATTGAAAATTGTATTTCCCCAAATACATCTCTTGTCCAACATACGCAAGATCATGGTAAATCTCTGCGGCCTGTTTTTCACAATTCGAGAAACACATCAATTCTTCGTTAAAGATTATATTATCTTTGTTGATGAAAAAGCGGGAATGTCTGAACATTGGCTTAATGGAATATCTGAATGTGGATTGTTCAAGAAGATACATTGGAGAGAACCCTTTTATGGGCATACCATTCATGATGATTATTTCGATTGTGTTTTCTGGAATTTTCCAAATTTCAAACATAATGATTATCCAAACACGGCCATATAATTCGATATCCCATGATATGCATATGCCGAAGCGAATCCGATTATATCATAAACTGGTCTGTTGTATTTGACGGATATCTTTCTAAATGATATTTGGATATACATCGTGAAGAAGTGCATTAAAACTCCCATATATCTTGCGTAAATAAAATAGGGGGAATACATCAGGTCATTATCAGAAGTCACATATAATATAAACTCTACCGACGTAAAAACCGCAATAAAGATGAGAGGAAATTTATTTATTATTGACAGACGTTTTGCGTATTCTTCAATGAGAGGACCGATCACACATATTGCTGCGAATAAAGGAAGATACATTATGAAATAGGTATTTACGTTTATGATGATGTAACACAGGAGGACAGAGAATGTGACTTTCAGAAGGGTCACGGAGAGGTCTTTGAATGTGTCGGAGAATCCCAATATTTTCATGGAACGTAGAATCCTTTGATGTTTGATTGTCCCGTAGGATTGGGGGAGGATGACATTTATAAGTGTCGAATCCTCCCCCAAGAATATATTGAAAAGGTGCAGAGCACCGTCCTGTGCATCCTAGGTAGGTATATAAATAGGGGATGAAACGTGAATGTTTCTATTTTGTTCTATGTATATAGGGTTGACATGACGCATCAAAAATGGCCTATTTTACCAATCTTGGATAAACGAAAAAGCTATATATATCATTTGATGATAATCCCATTCATAACCCTTAATTGAAAAGGAGAACAAGATATGTTCACTTCCATCAAAAAAGTAAACCCTGGTTTAGTGTCTCTCATGGAGTCTGTCGAATTCGACATTGAGCATCTCAAAGAAACATTATCAGAAATTTCTGATGCTCGATGTTACGAAAGTACCATCGAGTACTTTCGTAGGCACTTAGGTCTATTCCGGTCCCAGGTGGCCGAGATCGGGTCTAGCAATAGGTCCGATAGGTGGTTCTCGGAAAAAATCATCAGTGAGATATCTAAAGGGGAAAGAATGTTGAGATCTTTCCCCACCAAGTAGATGCCGACGAAAAAAAATGGGGAAGACATAAGAAGTCTTCCCCATCTCAAGTGAATCTATTTTTTTTGCTCTAGAAAGTGGCTAAAATACCCATGAGGAATAAATGCCCACCGGCATCAAAATCATCGCTTCCTCTAGCAATAAGATACCTGTAATCAATTGTGAGGTCAATCTTTTCAGTCATGCCCCATCTTGCCCCAACAGAAGGAGCGATACAAAATACAAATTCATCGTCAGTCCATTCCTCAGCCCCAACTTCTGTAAAAACAGAATACCAGGCCATACCTACACCAAGACCAGAACTCACAGTTACGGTCTTTTCAGGATTGATCTGGAATAGAGCAGGGAGATCGACAAGAGGAATATCAATTGGAATCAAATCAATAACTTCACCCATCGTGCCTTCCGAAAGAATCTTTGGTTGGACCATCATATAAACGGTCCTTGTAGACATTTCCAATTCTTCGGTTTCGGCATCACCTGAGTAAGTCCCTGCAATTAGGGATGTTTCAAAACTTCCCAAGAAGGGGAATCCAATTTCGACTTCAATTGGGGGGACTGCTTGATCAAGTGTTGGAGATGAAAAGCTCAAATCGTTCATGCCTTCAACATCGTTGAGAGCTTCATTCTCATAAATGTGGCCTCCAGCCTTGAATCCAACATTCATTTCGAATGCATACACTGGAGTTGAAATTAGTGCGATGACGATAAGAGCCATCATTACCTTCATGATCTTCATAACGACTGCCTCCTGTTTTCAGGTTGAAAAAATCTTCCCTCACCATGAGGGAATTCAATCTATTCTTTCCTTTGTTCTAAATATATTTCTCAACCACCCAAAGATTTTCCACTTCTTTTTTCTTGGGGTGATTGTTGAAATGTGTCTCAACCCTCGTCGATGCATCTCGTTGGCTAGAATATCATGCGCTTTAACAATTGAATTTGCATGATATTTTGAGCAATAGTCCATTGTAGATTCGTCGTAATATTGGTGAGTTAACAAGTGTAGATTTCGAACAGATTTTGATGATAAATCTCTAACTCTTCCTTTTGTGACATATTTCAGCCTTGCATGTGATAGTCCATGATGTTTACCTCGATGTATGATGACGAACCATGAGGAGATCTCGAATAAATCAAGATCTCCTCGTGGATATTTTAATTCACTTCCAAAGTATTATCTAGGAAGTTTGGCAAACTTATCGCTTTCTTTTGCGATCTTTTTCTTGATCTTATCGATCTTTTTCATTACGGCTGTCTTGCATTTCGTTGGATTCTTCGATTGTTCACAAGCCTTCATTCCAGATTGATAATCTTTTACTTGAGCGTTGAGTGCTTTAATCTTATTTTGTAGCAGACATTTCTTTCGAGCTGGTCCTTCTTTTCCTTTACAAGCTCTGGCAGCTTTAGAGAAGAATCTCTTGTATGTCTGATATGCTCCAAATGCAAGAAGTGCGACAATGGCAAGAACTCCAGCTCCACCTGCTGTCTGAGCAGTTTTTCCAGAAATACCTATTTTCTTGGCAATTCCTGCGGCTCCAGATTTCTTTCCAATATCTCTTAAAGCCTGAATTCCAGTTTTTCCAACTAGCTCACTTCCAGTTTTACCAACAGCTTTTACCTGTTGTCCTGCGGCCTGACCAAATTCTTTACCTGTTTGGTATGTGGCTTTTCCAGCAGCTTTTGCTGCATCACTCGCAAATTTACCGATATCTTTCGCTCTACTTACGGCCAATTTTGTTGGGGCTTTCATTGCTTCTTTGGACTTTTTAATCTGCATACCCAACTTTTTGATTTGAAGTCTAAGCTGATTTTTTGTACTTGGATTCACAGCTTGAGCGAGTTGTCTTTTGAGAAGGGACATTTTATCCATCATTCCTTTGATGTCCAACTCTTGTAAAAGCATCCCTTCTGTTAGAGGTATAGATGAAGACTCATATTCAATAAAACCAATTTCATTGATTTTTTCAAGACCATTGATGGACATCTGCTCTTCGAGAACATCATAATTCTCAGATATGATTTCTTGAAGCTCTTCATAAAGAAGAGCTTCATCCATCACATCGATCTTTCTTTCAGGAAAATGATTTCGAATAAGAGCGTGCATAATTTCATAATCAGTCGCTTCGTTTCTGATGAACTTCACGTACTCTTCATGATCTGGGGCAATCTCTTCCAGAGTCACTCGAGCACAGGAAAGAAACTCAAGCGTTGCAATAGGATCAACATATACAAACTCTTCCATAATATAATCTCCTATTGTTCTTAACTGTATTTTGCCACTTTGGCTTTCAGTTTGGCAACCTTCTTAGCGACCACTGCTTTACATTTGGCAGGATTCTTGGTCTTAGCACACGCAGATGAACCAGCCTGAAGATCCTTGATTTGTGCATTTAGGGCCGTAACTTTAAACTTGTTCATACAAGCAGTCTTCTCTGAACCAGATTTACCCTTACAAGCAGTGGCTGCCTTCGAGAAAAATCTCTTATATGTCCGATAAGCACCGTATGCAAGGAGAGCAGCTAGAGCCAAAACACCGATTCCACCTTCAACACCGGCCATCTTTCCGGGTGCGCCCAACTTCTTAGCGATACCGGATGCTCCAGTTTTATCACCAATTACTTTTAAACCCTTCATTGTTTTTTCTGTTGCTTTTAAACCAATCTCAGCTCCTTTCTGAGAGGCTTTATGAACACCCTTTGCAATAGCCACACGAGCTTTGAGTCCAGCCTTCTGGATATCTTTCGCAGACGGAATTTTCTTCTTCGCATCAATCAGATCTCTCCGAAGTTTCCGAATTTGCAAACGAAGTTTATTCTTCAGGGTAGGATTTGCTGTGGCTCGAATCTTGGCATCAAGATCCTTAATCCGATTTGTGATATTACTCACGATATCCTCATTCAGTCTGTGAATAACGACTGCTTCCTCAAGAAATGAATAAGATGAAGAAACACCCTGATCAGAAATAGGGCCAATCTCAATCAGAGAAGCCAGAGCATCATTGTCCATATGCTCACTCAGGTATTGGTAATTCTCATCAACTACTTCTTGAAGCTCTTCAAATAAGACAGCCTCATCTTCAGCATTATGCGGAACCTCTGGGAAATCTTCTCTAATGATAGCGTGCATAATTTCATAATCAGATGCTTCATTCAGAACGAACTGAGCAAATGCTTCATCACCAGGAACTGCTTCTTTCAGAGTCATTCTGGCACATCCCAGAAACAACAATGAGTCAAAAGTATTTACATTTTCCATTATTAACTCCTCCATTGATTGTCTATGATTTTTAATCAGATATTCGATTAAATGTCTTTTGATTTTGTTCTAAATAGAATGGAATATCAGTGGAATTTTTTAGGCATATTTCTTTTCGATTCCAGCGATAATCTTTCTCATTCTTTCCTCACAATTCTTGATCTTCTCAGGTTCACCCTTATATTTTGTCGCACATTTAGAAATCCCTTGTTTCATATTTGACACAACAGTTTTGGCCTGCTCAGGAGACATCTTCTCAGAAAGGACTTGAATATCAGAATAGTCAATTGATTCTTCATCAGATGTCTCGGTAAGTTTTCCTCCGGTCAATTCCAAATATTTGTCTGTAATTGTTTGATGTGTAACTTTCTTCATTTTTAATACCCCACAACGGCTTTGATATTTTTACATCCACCCGGAGCTGGTCTTACAGGAGTGTTTGCGACTAATTCCTCAAAACAATGAGGAGTCTCTCCCTCAAAATATGACCAAACTCTCAATTCAACTTGAGCCCCATATGGCAAACTTGTGATTACATAAGGAGAAGTCGCATTAGGAATATTCTGCCAGGTTGATTCAGATTCCAATCTCCACTGAATTTGATATCTTAAATCTAGAGATTGATCAATTTCAATCTCTTTCGTCTCGGCTAAACAATTATCTCCATCTGCGTAATGTGTTGGTTGATCCCATGAGAGGGTAATCGATGTCCCATTACCAATAACCGGAGAACTTGCTAGAAAAAATAGACATATAGCAATGGTCATAATCTTTGTAATTTTTTTCATTTGTTTTTTCCTTCCTTTCCTTTTTGCCAGGCCTTAAATCCTAATGGCCCGATAATTAATCCTAAATTGGACCAATCCATTGGAACAATTGTTCCAGTTTTTATATTTATCCATGTCCAATTAAACATAACAACCACTATAATAAAAAACATCATAGATCTCATAGACGATGGGCTCCCATTATCTTCTGAGAATATTTTAATGATGGAATCTATTATATTCTTCATTTTTTAAATACCAACCTTTATTTTAAAATGGCCTATCCTGAAGAGATGAATAAATCAATTCAATCGCTATAGGCCCAGTATCGTAAACACTGTTATTATTAATATAAAGATACAGACTATTGGTCTGAGTCATATCCCTGTTGACAGCGACGATCCTCAGGTTATTTCCTCTGTAGATCCTTTTGATATTTGATTGAGAAAGGAGCGAATGAATTGAATCAATCTCGGTTATATCATTTGTGTTAAGCAACTGAAAGTCGAAATTTGTTGACTCACAGGCTATTCTCAAACCGAACAATTCAATCCCATAAGATTTTCCGACGGGTCGATATGATGTATCAAGAGCTTTGAGTGACAATTCGATTAATCCGGTGGCTTTCTTTTCTGCTTCCAGACCTTTCGCAACATACATACTCACCATATAGACGGGCAATGATCGAGAGGCTACGGTATTCAGGTGTATACATTCTATCATTTCTTCTCCTTTACTGTTGTGTCGGTGGAGTCAACATCGCACTTACACAATGATAAATAGATTCGGGGTTTGAACCCATCGATTTTGCTTTCTCAATTATTGAGTTTTGGATCCTCTTTGATTTCATTCCCTTAGATTCCATAAGGGCATATATATCGTCCATTGTCTTATTAGTTTCGTCCTCCGCAACAATGTGATCTTTCAACACTTCTTGGACTGTCCTTATGGATTTCTTCTTTGGAGAAGTTTTTTTGAGAACCTTCTTTACACTTTCAGCCGTAACCTTCTTTGGTATCTGTTTCGTTTTCGGCTTGGGAGCGGGTTTTGGGGTGTGAGTTTGTTCTGTTTTGGTTTTGAACATATATCTTTCAAGGATATCAGAAACCTTTGTTTGAACAACTTTCTGTCTATCCTCTTTACTCTCATTCTGTTGCATATATCCTTGAGACTTGATCTCTTCTTCCTCTTCATCATCCAGAGGTTCTTCCTCTTTTTCTTTATCTTCTTGTTCCTCTGGTTCATCAGGTTCTTGAATTATTTCCAACTCCTCAGAATGTGGAGATTCTGTTTCTTCTTGAGCAAGTTCTTTTTGAATCAATTCCCTTATTCTAGACTCCATGATATCATCATTATCTTCGACGGCCACTTCCTCTTTCTCTTCGGTAATCTCTCGAACAGCTTTAACAGATATAGGGGCTTTATCTTCTGGTTCCTCATCTTCAGAGACAATATCTCCTGTGCTTTTCACAAGTTTGGCCTCGACCTGAAGTGGACTATCGACTTTGAATTCTCCAGACCAAGATTCTAGGAAAAATCCATTTCCAAAGACCTCAAGTCTTCCCTCAATTATATCACCATTCTTAAATTTCAACTTGGAAATTCTATTGAATTCTGGAATTATTACATTGATGTGATCTTCGTGTATTTGTGCAGGAAATCCATATTCCACCTCGTTGATTCGGAATCTCAGGAATCCCTGTAACTGAGTATGGTCAATCCCTTCTATCTGAACCTCAAACTCAAGAGGTTTCTTCTCTAATGTATTTAATATTAACATATCAATAACATCCTATTTTAGTGAGAAATTAATTTTAATTTTGTTCTGAATTCTCTGGATCATCTTGGCCATTTTTCACAGATTTTACGATAACTGCTCTCACTATATCATCTTCAGGTTTGTCACATTCAAGAACTTTGACGATTTTGACGTAGGGCCGGAAGTCTTCTGCATCCTTCTTATATGGGGGGGCACCACCTAATCGATAATCCCCACAAGGGATCTTTCGATGTAATACCCCCTTTGTCGCTAAAGAAAGACCTCCCATATTTTACCCCTTTGGTGGTTCAGACTGAGGAAAGATTCCTCGTCTTTGAATAGGTCCTAATCCT